CGTTGCCTGTGGCTGCTGTAGACACGGTGCATAGCAAACGATGGAGATAGTCACCAGTTGCGCCTGTGCCGCCTAACACTTGTGCGGTTTGGCTTACTGCAACGTGTTCGTATTGGTATTCATAAGGTTGTGGTACGCCGCTCATAATCTTCTACTCCGGTTAGTGGTGTGGGTTGCCCACATATCATTTAAAGTAACTGTGTTCTCAGGCCCGACCATCAACGGCTTTACCATATCTGGCTGCTTAACCTTTGGCTCAAGCCTCCAAGCAATTGCCAACATCCTAAACGCATCTGCTGGGTGGCTTGTCCAATCATGCCGTGGCGTTTGCCTAAATGCTTTCTTGTCCTCGTCGTATTCCCGTTGATATTGCCGTAAAGCCTCTAGCCCATCATGTGTGCGTTCGCTGTCAAACCAACATTGCGGCAACATTTGCCTAACCGCTTGAATCCCATCTTGCACCGACAAGTCTGGCACGATAGCCAGGTTGTTAATGCCTAAAAACTCAGCCAACTGCTCAATGACTGACTTACCCGCTGCTGCTAGAGTTTTAGCCCTTGCATCGTGCGGTAGGTAATGTTTTGCGTATTTATATGGCTTTTCTATACATATTTTAGCTATTTCTGCAATGTTTGCACCACTTATTGCAAAATAATCAATGATGTGGATTTCGTTGCGGATGACTTGATACCACCAAATAGCCGTGTCATCACGGTAGCCTAAGTCCCAAGCCGTGTAAGTTGGTAGGTGCGGATCGTAATCAACACGCCTAACCTGACCGGCATCTGTGATCTTGCGTAAATCCTCGCCATAAAAAGCGCCAAGGATTGCCGCCTCAAACGAACACTCGTACTCTTGTAGGAACTGGTCATCGCTGATCTGTGCGGCAGCTGCCCGTAGCTCTGTGTCAGGCAACAGCCCAGACTCACTAGCCTTTAGGACAAGGTGAAACCACTCGTTAGGCGTTTTCTTAGCTGTTTCAAATATCTGCCAAAACTGGTTCTTACCCTTTGGCGTACCGGCGAACACCGCCCAACCTTGCTTGTCTGACAATGTAGGTCGAATGACATTACCCCACACGCTAGGTCTAAAGTCACCATATTCATCCATAAACACGCCATCAAAGCCTAGCCCACGCATTGCGTCAGCATTGTCAGCCCCGAACAAGCGTATCTTGCCGCCAGTTATAAGTTCGATGGTTAGCTCGGCCTCGTTGCTTGATGCGAGAACAGGCGCTGCAAAGTGTTTTAGGTAATCCCAAGCCACAGACTTAGCCTGGCTACGGTACGGTGCAATGTACGCAAATAGTGGGTTTGTGCTTTTGCACATGAGTGCAGCCCGAACAATGTCGTTAATGGCTGCGACTGTCTTGCCGGCTCGTCGGTGTGCAACAAGGCAAGCCCAACGTTCGGTGCGGTTGTGGAATGGTTTGAACGCACCCCGTGGCGAATAGGGCAGGACTACTTCCCGTCTTGCCACTTGACCACCAGTTCAATTGGGCCATCATTAGCGCCAGTATGTTCGGTTCGTGCAAGTTTAGGAACGTGGTATTCAGCAACAGCCATAAAACAATCAAAGGCTGTCTTTGGGCCATACCGTTCATCTGTTGCAATTTGGTCAAGCCATTCTTGTAGTTTGTCAGCATTACCGTCTACAAAGGCTGCTATAGCCTCTCTAGCTTTCGTTGTGCTTTTGTTAGGAATACCAACAGGTCTACCAGCGCCTTCCCTTTTGCCGCCTTTGATAATCTTAGATTGTTTTTCAATTGCCATATCTTTTCTCAATGGTCTTAGATTTAAGATAGATTGAGTTTAGCTTACTTATTGCGTTCGCTGATATTCTTGGCTTTTGACCTTGCATCTTCTTTGCTTGATGCGCCCCATGCTTTCAATGCTAACGCTAATCTGGTCGGTTTCCCATCTTTTTCCATTGGCCCTAGCATATTACCCATGCGTGCGAGAAAACTGGCTCTGCGTGGGTTGTCACCTGACTTGACTGGTGGCTTGAGGTTCATGCCTTCTGCTTTGGCACTCGCTCGACCTTTGGCATTTAGACCGCCAGCAGGGTTTTGTCCTTCTTTGCGTTGCCAAGCCGCTGTCATTTCTTGGTGTCCTTGGCAGTCTTGGCTGATTCTTTGAAGTCTTTAGCCGTAGGTGCGCCTGGATCGCCTAGCTTTCTCATCTTTTCGCCGCTGCCGGCCTTGATCCGTTCCTGTTTTGCAAGAATATTGGCGTAGAGTCCCGCTTTCATTTGAACGTCTTTAGCTTATAAAGGGTTGAGTCGATCAGATCGGCAATCTCGTCCACAATGTTCTGTAATTCTGAATCTTTGGGCAGTTCGTCACGAATGTCTTTAACAAACGCTTTTACGCCTGTGATGTATTTGACGGGATCGGTGGCTAAATGAAAGTCTTTGGGGTAACTCTTGATGATTGAGTAAGCGCCTTGATAAGCCTCTGCCCATTTATCAACTAACTCAATGATCGTGTCATAGTATTCGTTCAGCGCAACGTGCTTGGCGTAACTGTCGGTCTGCAAGTGCATAAAGTGTGCGTTTGTCCCGCTGTGGAACAAAGTAGACACGAAAACGGCAGGATAATCCATAGTGACCTCATAGGGTGGCTATCACAATTGTACAACCGCCGCCTGATTTAATCGACCCCCTAGCAATTTCTATTTTGTCAAACTGACCGTCATCCTCAAACACGCCGGCATCTTGCAAAGCGTCAAATAAGCCTTTTAGCCTATTGTCTAAATCAATGCTGCGTTTATCCTTTGGGAAGATAGTAATGATCGCCATAAGCCTATTTGAGCCAAAACTGGGTATTTTGTTAACTGTGACGTACTCTTGCACCGCCAGTTTGTAATCCCTGCCGCCCTGACTAAGTATTGTCCTGCCTCTAAAATTGCGCCAGTAAGTGTTTACACTTGGTGGTAATGGTAGTTGCAGGGTGGCAATCACAACAATGCCTCAGTTTGGGCTAATAAATCTTCTTCTGTAACCCCATACTTTTGAGCAAACGCCTTTTTGCCCAGTCCATGTACCCCATCATTGCCGGTATGATGATTTGGGCATAACGGTATAACCGGCGCATTTTCACGTTTTATCCCTAATCGTCTAATGTGATGAATATGGGCTGGTGTTTCACCATACCCCAAGTGTCGGCACAACGAGCATCCAAGCTCTGCAAGTTTTTCAAAGTGTTTGCGTTGTACTTTGTTCAACTTGAGCCTCCGACCATTCTTGCAGATCAACAACAACAATTTGCATATCCACGGCAATATCAGCAGATGCGTTGTATTGGCCCTTTAAAATTGCGTTTTGATATTGGTGCATCAATTTTTTAAGTTTAATAAGGCTTTCAGAATAATCTTTCATTTTGTTATTTTCTCAATTTGTCGGTTGCTGGCCTGCTCGGTGCGCCAAGCATCGAATCGCATCTGTGCGCTTGTCATGCGCCATTTAAGCAACTCGGTCTGCTCGGTTGCTGCCCCAATTGCGTCACAATGGGTTTGATATTTTGGGTGAGCGTAAGCCTCTCGCTCTTGGCCTCCAATGCTAGTTTCGCCTGATTCTTTCATCAGGATGGCTTTTAGGCTTGACTTGAACGCCTCCAGTTGCGCCAGTTCGCCCTTTGCTTTGGCGTAAGCCGGTGCATTTTCCCAAATGTACTCGACGCTTTTGTGTGGATCATGTTGGCTCATAACCATGCCCATCTTGTTTTGTTTTTAATGTGGCGCACAGTTTGGTAAGGCATTGTCATAAATTGTGCGGTTTGAGTAATTTTTGCACCTGATTCCAACAATGATTTCACAATCAAAATTGTTTCTTCTTGATATTTATTTTTATTGTTTCTTATTCCTCTGTTAGATGTGCCATGTTTAATTCGATCCATTTGATTGGATGATGTTGTGTCAATCCGTAAATTTTCTAATCTGCAATCGGTTTTTAAGCCATTGTTATGACAAATTTGATGACCTGCTGGAACATCTCCTAAAAAAGTAATTGCCATCAATTTATGAACATCAAACGATTTTTGTTTTTGTTGGTCGTAAAGTCGAACAATTGAGTATCCTCTTGTAGTGTGAGTTTGAATTTTTAACAATCTACCAATTTTTGCGCCTTTTCTTTTACCGCCAATTCTTGCTATTTGACCTAATTGGTTAATGCCATAAACTTCCCAGTTTGGTATTGGTACAAAAGTGTCCATATAAATCTCCTATGAATCTATATTATATACCTAACTGTGGGCTGTATTCACTCATATCTTTTACCATGTCAACAAAGTGGCAATTAAAACAAAAACAAAAATACAAACGATTTCTATCATTTTTTTTCTTCAATGTCATAAAACCAATCATCACCAGCTGACCATTTGCGTGAACCGTCTACTGTCCAAATATGGCGTGATGCTTGAAAGTCTGGGAAATCAGTCTTAGCGGGTATTAACGATTGGTCGTACCAAAGGCATCGGTTGTTAGGCTGTGCTGCAAATTGCCCATTATCTAGCCGGATAAAATTAAAACTTTTGTGTTCTTCAGCAACTTCAGTAAATCCGGTGTCTACATCCATACCGTCGGCACAAAAATCCACCGTAAACAAGTATTTGCCAAAGTGCCATTCTTTGTCTTTACCTAAGAATTTAACCCCAAGGTTGCGTAATCCGATTTTCTCATGCACGGTAAACCTGTATCCCATGCAATCCCACAACTGCAATATGTCGTAATCCAAATCACCATGCTTAGTATTCCAAACGTAAGCCTGAATAGGTAATTTGTCGTACAAAGCGCCGTACCGTGGCAACAGGCTTTCAATGCGAAACACTTGCCCACGGATTGCCTTGATACTTACCCAGATGCAAGGCTCAAGCTCACCGTGACCTTTCTCAAAGTTATATAAATACTCACGCCGCACAAAACACTTGATTGGCGGTAAGTTGCCAATGATGTAGCTCATATCAAATCCATCTGTTTAGGCATAACTTTCCATTCTCGTTCGGCCCGACCACTTTTGCTTTGCACGTTGCGACCAGTTAGCAGGATTTCATGATTGCGTTCTAACTCACTAAGCCGCCTAGCAACCTGGTTGCCATCAAGTCCTGTAATCGTGGCTATACCGTCTTTTCCCATTGCCCCATACTTGCATAAGGCTGCAATGATTATCGTGGCGTGTTGAGCCGCTAAAGCTTTTGCAGAGTCAGCTGCCGCCCAACTCGTTAACGGATCGGTGTTTCTAGCGACTTGGTTCATCGTTCCTCCTGACGGTACATAGCAACAGCACCAGGTTCAGGTGTAAACACAATGCGTGTTTTAAGCCCATCGCAATGCATCCAGTATGCAGGCTTGCGTTCCAACTCTTTAGTAATACGTTTGATTTCTCGTTGCAGATCATCAATGATTTTTTGGTGATCTGGGTCAACGTTGCAATAATCCTCAGACCAAATTGTTAACACAAGGTACGCACGTTCATACAGGTCAAGTTGCTTAACTAATCGTTGGTCAGTCATGTTTAACCTCGTCTAGTGCGTAAAGTTTTACACCTTCACAGTTTGGCGTTAATTCTTCCCAAACTTTGTTTTCTGCGTCGTATTCAAAAACACCAACTGGTTGCAACGCTTTTAACTCATAAGCTGCGGCAAGAGCTTTGTCAATTTCATAATATTTTTTGGGTTTAAAGGCCGAACAATTTTTTAACGCATCAATAATTAAATCAATTCTGCTCATAGCATCACCAGGCTTAAAAGTGGAAAAAAACCAAACACAAGCGCCAGCATTAACAAACCGACAACCCAAGCAATAGGCGGTATGCGTTCGTCAGCTTGCGTATAGCGTGTTTGGTTACGCATTGTGCGAGTGGTGCGGCCTGTCCAGTTAGGATCGCCTAAGTCAGTCAGAAAGGGCCAGTTGTGCTTATTCATCGCTGCCATCCTCCTCGTTTGCTGTCACGGTTTCAATGTGGTTGATGTCAATGAAGTGTGTGTACATTGGCACAGCACACATCAACACATCGTCACGGTCAATCTTGATGTACGGTTCGCCGTTGCTGTCTGTTTTCACGCCATCAGCAAATTGATCCATAAGCTCTGCAATCTTTTTGTCGGTTAGCTCACGGCTAAGTTCACGCATCAGCTGACGTTTGCCCTCGTCTGTCATTTGAATATATGAGTATTTCATCGCTTACCCCTTAAAACCGTGTTGTTTAAGGATTTGCTGCTCTGCTGGCGTAGCCAGGCAAACCGCCATTTGGTGTTTGTACAAGTAAGCCTGCAATCTGGCTCGTGTCTTGTCGTTGGGGTTTGCCATAAACGCTTGAATTAATTTGCTCATTTTATGTACCTTTTGTCGTAGTGATGGGGCTTGCGCCCCGTTTAATTAACGTTGCACAGTACCAATCAAATTACCATCACTAATTTTGCCAATAATGTATTTTGCTAAATTTAAAGTTTGACGGGCTTGCTCTTTTGCATCTGCGGCAATCAATTCTTGAGCATCTGACATAAGGCCCATTGCAACCATGTATGCACCGCTAAATTTGTATGTAATCGAATCTTTAACGCTTTCGATAAATTTGTCTGGGTTGCAACCGAACATTTCGTTATTCATTTATGTACCTTTTTTCGTGGTTTGTGGCGTTGTTGCCATGTACAGATATTAAGCTATCTAAACAATAAAAACATAAGTGTTAACCCTAGTTTTGCAATTATTTTTAATTTATTTGGGTTTTTACAACAAAACGCCCCAATTAAGGGGCGGTCGATGGAACAAGGAGTTAACAACACCGACAATTTATTATAGGTTGTTTTTACGCTTGTAAAACGCTAGTAAATACTGAAAACAATCCCATGCAGAGGCTAAATCCTCCTCTGAATGTTCGATCAGTTTTACATCGCCCTCGGCAGTAAAGAACACATTGGCGCATCTAGCTGTAGGCTTGCCAAGGCCGACACGGTAAGCAGCCAGTTGCATCAGTTGTTCGTGGTACGGCACAACCTTGTCGAGCTTGTCTTTGCTCTTAAAGTCGATCACGATGTTTTCAGCAATCAAATCAACTTTGCCACCAAACCCTTCATATGCAAACGAGCGTTCTGCCTCCCAAGTTTGGTCATGCCCAAAATGGATTCTGATCGACGCATCAACCTGGTTAACGTAAACAGGGTAATCGTCTTGTTCACCACGGTAAAAACGCTCAAGCACCCCATGCATTTGTGTGCCACGATCCATAGCGTCACGGCCTGTACTCTTGCTGTCTGACATAACCCGTTCTAGCCAGTTTTCCTCCGTTTCGCCAGCAATGCGTGGCAACGTTAGTGCAGCCAGTAAGACTTGTTGTTGCAGCCAAGTGTTAAGCCCAGGCTTGGCAACCAAACCCAACACGGTAGTGACTGACGGAACAAGGTTGCGCTCTCTTGCGTCACGAACCGTTGTATTACGCTCTTTTCCGTTCTTGCCAATAATTCTGTAAGCTGGTGAACCGTCAGATGCGTACCAATGGCCTGATTCTGAGTCTGCTGATTTAATAATCATTTTTGTACCTGTTTAGCTAGTTGTTTAAGCATCTCGATTGCATCTTGTAGGTCTTGCATGGCTCTAGCGTCTAAAACCATGCCCTCGTACCATTGCTGCAATCGCCAAGAAATAAGTATTGCCTCCTCCGTCTGGTTCATTTAATTTTTAATAACGGACATCAGTTTTTCAAGTTTTCCGTTTTTATCCAATTCTGACAAAACAGACATAGCGGCAGCAGTACGTTCAAGCAAAACAACATAACGATCTAATTTATCAAAATTAGCCATTTTTTCAATTGCTGCCATACCCGTCATCAAATCATGGGCAGATTTACGAACTGAACCGCTTACTTTTTTTGATTGTTCCATTAAATTTTGTTCTGATTTTTGCATTTTTTGCAAAGACGTTTCAAGCATTTTTGACGATTCGTCAATTATTAACGTAGCATCTTCAAAATCTTTTGACATAATTTTTGCCCTATTTTTAAAATAATCGTTAACTTTTATGTGACCAACAATGCTTTTGTGCGCTGCTTTTTTATCCCAAATAAGTCCTTTGCTATCTTGACCACATGGAAAAATGCCGCCAAGCGTAATAGTTTCTAATCCATGAAACATAGCAACCCCTAAAAAGGTACATCGTCTTGCATATCTTCAAGCGGAATGACTATTCCTTCTTTAATTGCTCGATACGCATCTGACTTAGGTTTTGCAGGCACAGCTGGTGCATCCTCCGCAGGCCGACCACCAAGCATCTGCATCTGGTCAGCAACCACCTCAGTTGTGTATTGATCCACGCCATCTTTGTTTTGCCACTTGCGAGTAGTCATACGACCCGCTACAAAGACCTGTGAGCCTTTTTTTAGGTAATCGGCACATATTCCTGCCAACTTGCCAAACGTCGTTATTCTGACCCATTCTGTCGTTTCCTTGGTTGCGGTCTTGTACCCCACCGCAATTGAGAAATTACAGATTGCATTAGAGTCAGCGGTGTAACGTACTTCAGGGTCTTTGCCCAAGCGCCCAATGAACTCGCAGCGGTTAAGATCGTTTGCCATTATTGTTGTTCCCAGTTTGCTTTAAATTGATCGTATGCAGCCTTCAACGGAATCTGTTGCTCTTTCAAGCAAATAGTCCATGCTGCCCTAAATATGTCCTTCAGGCT